ATTGGAGCTGTAAAAAACAACCAAAAAGGAAAGAAGGCCGCCCGAAAATGAAAGTTCGGTTTTCCTTTGACAAGGCGGCTGTGGCCTTGCAGACCCGCTTTCAGGATGGCGGCGACCGAGATTACACGCTGACGCTGCTGAGCCAGATCACTTGCGGCGCGAAGGTCACATACAACGACATTGGCGTGGCAACGACGGTGGTCACGCAGAAGGGCGTTTCGCTCCAGCAGAACAGCACGATCCGCCCGCTGGTGAAGCTGCGGCCTTACCGTACCTTCCAAGAGGTGGAGCAGCCGGAGGGCCTGTTCCTGATCCGCATTGACGAGCGGGGCATTACCTTTACCGAGGCGGACGGCGGCATGTGGAAGCTGGCGGCCCGCAAGACCATCAAGGCATATCTGGAGGAAGCGCTGAAGGACATGATCGACGACGGCAGTGTGGTCGTGATGATGTAAGTAAAAAAAGCCCCGGCGGAGCTGGCACTCCGTCGGGGCGGGACTGGCACAAGCCAATCTAAGCTATCCCCATGATAGGGGAGAAAGTGAGATTTGTCAATGAAAACAACAAAAATCGTGATCAAGAACATGTTCGGTATCCGGGATATGTCGCTGGATGGCGGCTCTGTGGAGATTTCCGGCCCCAAGGGCAGCGGGAAAACCTCGGTGTTGGATTCCATCCGGTATGCCCTGACAAACCGCTCTGACCGGGATTATGTCGTACATAAAGGCGCAGACGAGGGTGAGATCATCATCGAGACGGACACCGGCCTTTCCGTTGACCGCAAGGCCATGAGTGCCAAGTCCGCCGGAACGGTGAAGGTGCGGGACGGCTCCATGCTTCAGACACGGCCGGCGGAGTTCCTGTCGAAGATCTTCACGCCGCTCCAGCTGAATCCGGTGGAGTTCACCCAGCTTTCCCGGCAGGAGAAAAACCGTGTGATCCTCTCGCTGATCGAATTTCCGTGGGACACCAACTGGATCATGGAGCAGTTCGGCGAGATCCCGCAGGGCGTGGACTACTCGAAGCACATCCTTGAGGTGCTGGCGGATATTCAGGCGGAGAACGGCATTTACTACCAGTCCCGCCAGAACCTGAACCGGGACATCCGCAACAAACAGGCATTTATCGCTGACATTGCCAGAGATATTCCGTCCGGCTACGACTTTGACCGCTGGGACAGATACCCCGTCGGCGAAAAGTACCGTGAGTTGGAGCGCCTGAAGGATCGGAACAGCCGCATTGAGCGGGCCAAGACCTTCCGGGACAGCTATGACGCGAAAAAGCGCGGAATCGCCGGTGAGCGGGACGTGGCGCTGGCTGCCATTGACAGGGATCTGGCCCGTGAGCGCGCTGAGCTGACCGGACAGATCGAGCGGCTGCGGGCCGAGATCAGCGCGGCACAGGAGGAACTGGGCAGTCTGGAGCGCCGGCGGGAGGATCGTGCCGCCGTTGTTCACGCCAAGTATGAGACCGCCGTTGCCAAGCTGGAAAAGGACATGGGTACGGCCAGCGAGTATGCGGAGGCGGCTCCGGAGGATGCTTCTGCCTTGCAGCAGGAGCTGGATACAGCGGAGAGCATGCGGAAGCACCTCAATGAGTACCAGCGCATGAGGGCCATGCAGCATGAAGTGGACGCGCTTACGGAGCAGTCGCAGGAGCTGACCCGGAAGATCGAACTGGCGCGGGAGCTGCCCGCCAAGATCCTTGAAACGGCAACGATCCCCGTTGAGGGGCTGACGGTAGAGAACGGTGTGCCGCTGATCCACGGCCTGCCCATTTCCAACCTGTCCGACGGTGAGCTGCTGGAGCTGTGCGTGGATATCACGGTCAGCAAGCCGGGACAGCTTCAGATCATCCTGATCGACGGCGCGGAACGGCTGGACAAGGAGAGCCGCGACAAGCTGTATGCCAAGTGCAAGGCCAAGGGCTTGCAGCTGATCGCCACCCGTGTGACGGATTCCGATGTATTGGAGGTAACTGAATTATGATGACAAAAGATAATCTGCGTAAGCTGACCGGCGACGAACGTCTGGGGCAGATGCGTGATTCTGAATATCTCGGCGCTGAGGATATCGACGATGATGTGGAGCCGGTGCTGACCATTGACGCCCTGTGGAACGGTATGGTGACGCTCCAGCGCGGCAAGGAAAACAAGGATGTGCTTTCTTTCAAGGAAGAACGTGTTCCTGGCATTATGCAGGTAAGGCCGCTCATTATCAACTCCACCAACCGCAAAACGCTGCGTAAGCTGTTTGGCGACGCAAAGGCGGATACGCTGGTGGGCAAGCAGATCCAGCTTTACATTGACCACAAGGTGCGTGATCCGCAGGATGGCGGGTTTACGGACGGCATCCGTATCCGGCCCTTTAAGCCGAGGGTCAAGAAAGAGCAGACAGTGCCGCCCTGTGCGGATTGCGGCGGCGCTATTGAAGCGGCAATGGGCAAAGATCCCCGCTGGCTGGCGGCCTACACTGCCAAGCATTACGGCGTATCCCTGTGCGCCGCCTGCGCCCAGAAGCGCAAGGAAGCCGCCGCTGCAGAGCAGCCGGAGGCGGAGAGTGCGCCGGAGAATGCCGGTGGGACCGAGGAGGTGCTGTGATGGCGCTGCCTGTAGTGACTGCGGAGAACTATTTCTCCCCTGAGATGAACATGGCCTACATGGGTTCTACCCAGTTCAAGGCTTTTGACCGCTGCGAGGCGGCGGCGCTGGCGGAGCTGCGGGGCGAATACGCTCCCGCCGCTTCCACGGCGATGCTGGTGGGCGGCTATATCGACGCTTATTTTTCCGGTGAGCTGCCGGTGTTTCAGGCCCAGCATCCGGAGATATTCAAGCGGGACGGCAGCCTGAAAGCGGAATACGTTCACGCACAGGATGTGATCGCCCGGATGGAGGCGGATGAGCTGTATATGCTGCTTATGTCCGGAAAGAAGCAGGTGATTTTGACCGGCGAGATCGCGGGCGTCCCCTTCAAGGTAAAGATCGACAGCCTGCTGGACGCCGGCATCTGCCGCCGGATCGTGGAGCGGTTCCCGGATACGGCGGCGGCGCTGGGCATGTGTGACGGCGCTTTGGTGGATCAGAAGGCCATGCGGGACATGAAGGATGTGTGGTCGGAAGAGGAGTTTGCGAAAGTCCCCTTTGTTCAGGCTTACGGCTACGACATTCAGGGCGCTATCTATCAGGCCATCGAGGGCCACATGCTGCCGTTTATTCTGGCGGTGGGCACAAAGGAGGACGCACCGGACATTGGAGCGCTGTATATCCCTGACGGAGAGCTGGCCGCCAAGTTGGCGGAGGTGGAGGATCGCGCCCCACGGTATCAGGCCATCAAGGAGGGCAGGATCGCCCCGCGCCGCTGCGAAAAGTGCGCCTACTGCCGCATGACCAAAAAGCTGCGGGGCATTGTGGACTACCGGGAGGTGGGCGAATGCTGAACAGGACGATGGTACAGGGGCGGCTGGTGGCTGATCCTGAGATGCGCACCACGCCAAGCGGCGTGGCGGTGTGTTCCTTCCGTGTGGCGTGGAGCGAGACGTACAAGGAGCATGAAAAGAAGCTGTTCCTTTCCTGCACGGCATGGCGCGGTCTGGGCGAGATGATCGGAAAATACTTCCACAAGGGCAAGGAGATCATTGTGGAGGGTGCGCTGGAAACCGAGGAATATACGGACAAGGAGGGCAACAAGTGGTCGGCGGTCAAGCTGACGGTGGACAAGGCCCACTTCTGCGGCCCAAAGGATGGTTCTTCCTCCAGCGGCGGCTACAAGAGCGCCGGAGGCGGCGTGAACGTGTCTGCCAACGAATGGGGCGAGGTGGAGGATGAAGAGGATCTGCCTTTCTGACGCGGCAAGACAGATCAGGCAGCAGCTGACCATGGGGGAGGTGGCGGAGCTTTATGGGTTTACCCCGGATCGGAACGGATTTATCAAGTGTCCGTTCCATTCGGGGGACAACCACGGCAGCCTGAAGCTCTATCCGGAGGATCGTGGCTGGCACTGCTTTGGGTGCGGCGCTGGCGGGTCAGTGATTGATTTTGTGATGAAGCTATTCGACCTGACCTTTCAGCAGGCGGTTTTACGGCTGGACAGCGATTTTGGGCTGCACCTGACCTACGGCGCGCCGGACAGAAAGAAAACATCTGCACTGCTGGAAAAGCGCCGCGCCGAGGCAGCGGAAAAAGCGCGGCGCGGCGCGGCGTATCAGGCGCTGGCGGAGGAATACCGGCAGTGCTGGGACACGGTGAAATACTTTCCGCCGGTTCTGCGTGAGGATGGCACCATCTGGGTACACCCCATGTATCCGGACGCCCTGAAAGCGCTGCCGGGACTGGAAGCGCGGCTGGATGAATTATGGGAGGCTGGAATTGGATAAAAAAGAGATCGTGCCAAGCTGGCACTATACGCTGGAAGATTTTCTGTATACCACGGCGCCCTATGAGGAGCTGGCGGAGTATGCGGAGAATCCGTTTGTCCACCAGCGGATGATAGAAGCCATGTCGCGGTATGCCGCGTCACTGGGTTTCCGGCAATTAAAGCTGATGTACCGGGAGTACAACAAGGCGGTAAAGGCCAGCAGCGCCGGAGGGACTATCTATGTGGGCGACAATCCTACGCGGTTTGACGGGCAGCCGCTGGAGCTGAACGCCGGGGACTGGGAAGCCGACGACGGCGGAATACGGCGCACCTACGGCGGCGTGGAGTGCGTGGCGTGTCCCCATCCGGTGATGCCGGTGGAGCGGCTGGTGAACATCGACACCGGCGAGGAAAAGCTGCGGCTGGCCTTTCGCAAGGGCGCTGTGTGGCGGCGGTGCATCGTGGAAAAACGGACGCTGGCCAGCGCCAACAAGGTGACGGAGCTGGCGGGGATCGGTATCGCGGTGAACAGCGAAACGGCCAAGTCCTTCGTGAAGTACATCAGCGAATTGGAAAACCTGAACTATGAGCTGATACCTGAGCGCAAGAGCATCGGGCGGTTCGGCTATATCGCGGGCGAGGGCTTTTCCCCCTATGTGGAGGGGCTGATCTTTGACGGCGACGCCAACTTTGCCGCCATGTTCCAGACGGTGCATGAGCGGGGCAGCTTTGCCAAATGGAAGGAGATGGCGGCGGAGGTCAGGGGTATGTCGGTAACGGCCAAGATCGTGCTGGCGGCGTCCTTTGCCGCACCGCTGCTGCAGCCGCTGGGGTGCCTGCCCTTCTTCGTACACCTGTGGGGCGTGGATTCCGGCACCGGCAAGACGGTGGCCCTGATGGTAGCCGCCAGCGTGTGGGGCGACCCGTCCGTTGGCGGCTACGTCAAGACCTTTGACGGGACGGTGGTGGGCATGGAGAAAACCGCCGCATTCCTCAATAATTTGCCACTGTGTCTGGACGAATTGCAGCTGGCAAAGGACGCCAAGGGGCGGACGAACTTCGACGTATACCGGCTGGCGCAGGGCGTGGGCCGCACGAGGGGCAACCGCGCCGGCGGCGTAGACAAGACGCCCACATGGCACAACTGCATCCTGACCACGGGAGAAAGCCCCCTGACGGGGCAAGCATCCGGCGCCGGCGCGGTAAACCGTGTCATTGATATTGAGTGCAAGGCCGACCGGGTGGTGATCCGGGACGGTATGCGGGTGTCCGGTGCGGTGAAGCGGAACTTCGGCCACGCGGGAAAGGCATTCGTGGAGAAGCTGTACGCCGCCGGGGACGAAGTGCCGCAGGAGATCACAGAGCGGTATCAGGAGCTGTTCCGGGCGCTGTCGGCACAGGACACCACGGAAAAGCAGGCGATGGCGGCCGCAGCGGTGGTGCTGGGTGATGAGCTGGCCTGCCGCTGGATCTTCGACGGGGCGGAGCAGCCCATCACCGTGGAGCAGATATCGGAGTTTCTGGCGTCAAAGGCGGCGGTGTCCGCCGGTGAGCGAGCCTACAAGTATTTGTGCGACTGGGTGACGCAGAACTCCAACAAGTTGATCGGTAAGTCGGAGACCATGGACGTGCTGGGTGCACTGGAGGAGTATAGGGCCTACATCATTCGGTCGGTGTTTGAACGGGTCTTGCAGGACGCGGGCTACTCCGTTGGCGCGACGGTATCATGGTTGAAGCAGAAGTGCCTGATCGAGACGCGGGGACGGAACAACACCAAGGCCCGCCGGATCAACGGCGTACCGACGGAGTGCTTTTGCCTGATTTTGCCCGATATTGAGACAGAAACAGAGGAAGTAGACGAATTACCGCTGTGAATGTGGGACAACGTGGGACATGTGTCCCACACCCGCAAAGCCTTTGATATCAACGGTTTGCGGTTCATTTTTGAAAGGTGTGGGACAGTGGGACACCCATACACACCCTATAAGGGGCTGTGTGTAGAGTGCCTATGTATATTGAGTGAATATATACAACACACACGAAAGACATAAAAAAATCGCGTTTTTATGTCCCACAGTCCCACGGTGGTCGCAAACCATTTGGTACCAACGGTTTGCGCGTGGGACAGGCAGTCCCACAGCGTCCCACGGTCACACATATGAATAGGAGGCAAGACATGGAATTGCGCGATTATCAGCGCGAGTGCATCAAGACCATAACTGAGCAGCCGCCGGGAGCGTACCTGTGCCAGATGGCCACGGGGCTGGGTAAGACGGTGACGTTTGCCAACATACCACGGCAGGGCCGCAACCTGATTTTGTCCCACCGCGAGGAGCTGGTGCGCCAGCCCATGAAATACTACGATTGCAGCTACGGCGTGGAGCGGGCGGGAGAGCACAGCCACGGCGAGGAGGTAGTGAGCGCCAGTGTACAGACGCTGGTGCGGCGGCTGGACAGGTTTTCACCGGATGCCTTTGACACCATCATTGTGGATGAAGCCCACCACGCGGCGGCCAACACCTACCGGAAGATACTGGACTACTTCAAGCCACGGCTGACGCTGGGATTTACCGCCACCCCCAACCGGGGCGACAAGGTACGGCTGGACACGGTGTTCTCGGACATCATCTTTGCCCGTGACCTGCGCTTTGGCATCCAGAACGGCTATCTGTGCGACATCTACTGTATGCGGGTGGATATCGGCTATGACCTGAGCGCCGTACATACCCGCGCCGGAGATTACGCGCCGGGAGAGCTGGACGAGGCTATGGAGGGTACGGCAGACGCCATTGCCGAGGCTTACGGGAAATACGCCAAGGGCGCCACGCTTATCTTCGCCGTCAGCGTACATCACGCCAATGAGATCGCGGCGAAGATCCCCGGCGCTGTGGTGGTGACGGGCGAGACGAAGGACAGGGCGGCTATCATTGAGCGGTTCACGGCGGGAGAAATTCCCTGCATCGTCAACTGCATGGTGTTTACGGAGGGGACGGACATTCCCCGCGTGGAGACGGTCATTATCGCGCGGCCCACCCAGTCCGACAGCCTGTATAGCCAGATGGTGGGGCGGGGCTTGCGGCTCTATCCCGGCAAGGAGCGGCTGACGCTGATCGACTGCGTGGGCATCACAGGGCGGGCGTCCATCTGCACGGCCCCGTCGCTACTGGGCATCGACATGACCAACGTGCCGAAGGCCAAGCAGAACGAGCTGGAGGGGCTGCTGTTTGAGCTGCCCATGAAGGCGGTGGCGGCTTCGGACTGCCCGGAGAGCTGGATCCGGAACGTGGAGATCGTAGATCTGTGGGCCAAGGAACAGAAATACCAGACGCACGATGTGAACTGGTTCAAACTGCCGGACGGGTCGATGGTGCTGTCGCTGCTGGGGCACGAGCGGTTGGTGCTGTCGCCGCAGGATGAGCTGGGCATGACCTGCATCACGCTGGGAACTATGACATCGGACAAGCGGCCCATGCAGAGTGCGCTGGACAGCTGCTATGTATGGCTCTGTAACCAGCGGAAGGAGCAGGCGTATATCTGGAACACGCAGGAGGTCAAGCGCTGGGGGAAGAATCCTGCCACGGAAAAGCAGCTCACGATGATCAAAAAAAGATGCAAGGGATTTAACACGGACAGCCTGACAAAGGGACAAGCAAGCCAGATATTGAACAGGCTGATGAGCAAAGGGAGGTAGTGAAAAATGGCATCGGAAAGACATCACCAGCAGGCGGTCATCAAGTGGTCACAGCAGCGGTCTGTCCGTGAACAATGGCCGGAGCTGGCACTGCTGCACCACATCAAGAATGAAACCACCGGCGGCGCGGCGGAGGTGGCTGCTGACAAGGCTATGGGCGTAAAAAAGGGTGTGCCGGATCTATGCCTGCCGGTAGCGCGTGGCGGGTATCATGGCCTGTACATTGAGATGAAAACGCCCAGCGGGAAAACCTCAGATGCACAGAGATGGTGGGTGAATCACCTGATGGACTATGGGTATTACGCGGTGGTTTGCCACGGTTATGATGCGGCTGTACATATCCTCAGCTGGTATTTATCACTGGAGGTGCGGTGAGATGGCGGAGGTATCCAGAGTGGAGCGGGCCGCTATGCAGGGGGAGCCGATGCCCACCGGATGCTCATGGCAGGAGATGACGGAGTACATTGCCCTGCGTGCCCTGTACTGGGGCTACCGGCACAAGGTCTTCACACGGGAAGAAGCCAGCGCCATGAAGCAGCGGCTGCGAGGCGAACTGGATAACGTGGAGCGCGGATATGCGTTTGAACGGAAGTGCTGGGACACGGCGGCGAAGCGCTACAAGGAGACGGAGAGAGCCAAAACCGCATACCGGAAGGAGCGGACACTGACGGCTGCGGACGCTTTGGTGGCGGTGTTGGACGGGTTGGGCAATGACTAATTTGGCCTGTGTTTTTTGGCGGTATTTTGGTCAGATACTTTCCGCCTTCTTCGGGGGGAACGTAAGTATTTCGGAACGGAAACGCCGGAAGCCGCTGAAAACACAAGGCTTTGCACACAGCATAACCAACCAAAACGCATACCTCTGTTTTGAGGGGGTGTTTAGGTTGGCCGCGGAGGAAATTTTTACAGGGTAAAGTATCTTCTCCGCACAGTTGAAGGAGGACAACATGGTATATGCACAAGAGACGATGACCGGCGAGATCATCGTGGACAATTTCGCCGGCGGCGGAGGGGCATCCACGGGTATTGAGATCGCCACGGGCCGGTTGGTGGCGATTGCCATTAACCACGACCCGGCGGCGATCCTGATGCACAAGACAAACCACCCCTACACGGAGCATCTGCAAGCGTCTGTGTGGGACGTAGACCCAAAGACCGTGTGCCGTGGGCGCCCCGTTGGGCTGGCGTGGTTCTCGCCGGACTGCAAACACTTTTCTAAGGCTAAAGGCGCCGCTTTGGTTGACCGGAAGATTCGCGGCCTCGCGTGGATCACCCTGCGGTGGGCGGCAACGGTACGGCCCCGCGTTATCATCCTCGAAAATGTAGAGGAGTTTCAGACATGGGGGCCGGTGCGGAAGGGCAAGCCGGTTAAGAAGCTGGCGGGCACCACGTTCCGGAAATTCATTCGACAGTTGGAGGCGTTGGGCTACACTGTGGAGTTTCGGGAGCTTGTGGCGGCAGACTTCGGTGCGCCTACCTCTCGTAAGCGCTTCTATCTGGTCGCCCGCTGTGACGGGAAGCCTATTGTCTGGCCGAAGCCCACCCACAGCAAGACCGGCGCGGATGGACTGCCCAAGTGGCGCAGCGCGGCGGAGATCATCGACTGGTCACTGCCCTGTCCGTCGGTATTTGCGTCCAAGGCGGAGATCATGGAGCGATACGGCCTGAAAGCCGTGCGGCCGCTGGCGAAGAACACCATGCGCCGGATCATCCGGGGCGTGGACAAGTTTACCATCCGCAGCGGAAATCCGTTTATCGTGCAGCAGAAATTCCAGAACGCTGCACAGGACATTGAAAAGCCGTTGACGACTGTTACGGCAGTTGGAGCGCATGAATTATGCAAGCCGCTGCTGGCACCTGTGACGGTGACCAACACCAGCAACAGCGTGGGCGGGACGGTCAGAGCGCCGGTACATACCGTAACGACCGCAGGGAATCAGATGCTGGTAACGCCGTTCCTTGCGGAGTGCAACCACTCTGGCGGTGGGCATATTGCACCTGTGACGGATGCTCACAAGACCATCACCGCCAAGCATACCGGCGGCATCGTGGCGCCCGCGCTGATCCAGTATCACACGGAACAGACGGAACACGTCCGGGCATCCGGGCTGGGGACGCCTATCCACACGGTGGACGCCTCCAACCGATACGGCCTGACCTGCGCCAATCTGGTGGAGTATTACACCGGCGGCAGGCCGCTGGATGTGCAAGACCCCCTGCACACCGTTACAAGCCACGACCGTGAGGCGGTGGTCGCCGCTCACATTGCCAAGTATTACGGCGGTGTGGTCGGTGAAAAGGTGGGCGAGCCTTTGCCAACGGTGACGGCCATTGACCACAATGCGGTATGTGCCGCCCATGTGGTGAAGTTTAAGGGCGACAATGTGGGAACGCCGCCTTCGGAGCCTTTGCAGACAGTGACGGCCAGTGCTGGGAAAGAGCGGGCGTGCAGCGGAGGGACATTCGCCGTGTGCAAGGCGTATTTGGCGAAGATACGCAGCGGTGACGATCTGGGCCACTGGCCCGAGATACGCGCCCTGCTGAATGAGTTCTGTGGCTACACGCTGGCAGACGATGAGGTGCTTCTGCTGGAGATCAACGGTGTGCTGTACTACATCGCGGACATTGGGCTGCGGATGCTGTCTCCCCGCGAGCTGTACAATGCGATGGGATTCCCGCCGGATTACATCATCGACCGGGATTACGAGGGCAACGAGTACAAAAAGAGCGCACAGGTGGCGCGGTGCGGCAATGCGGTGTGTCCGCCGGTGGCGTCCGCGCTGGTGCGTGCCAACCTGCCGGAGTGGTGCGGCGTGACCATCACCACAATGGCGCAGTTGATGGACTGCGTGGCGGTGTAGGAGTGGGCAAAGGAATGAGCCTTGAAGTATGCCCGATGACGCTCAAGGAGGCGAACGCCTTTGTGGAGCAGCACCACCGACACCATAAGCCGGCGGTGGGACACAAGTTCTCCATCGGCTGCACGGACGGTATGAAGATCGTGGGCGTTGCCATTGTGGGCAGACCGGTGAGCCGACATCTGGATGACGGATGGACGCTGGAGGTCAACCGGTTATGCACAGACGGCACCCACAACGCCTGTTCCATGCTGTACGCCGCCGCTTGGCGGGCGGCGAGGGCGATGGGCTATAAGCGGCTTGTGACCTACATACTGGACAGCGAAAGTGGTGTGAGTCTGAAAGCCAGCGGTTGGAAATGCGTGGGACAGGCTGGTGGTTTGCGGTGGACAGGAAAGCGCAGACCGGAGGTTGACCTATACCCGGCACAAATGAAAATTCGGTGGGAAAAGGAGGAGTGACGTGAATTGTCACGGATGCAAATGGCTGGATGAAAGCAGAAAAGGCCCAGCGGGGAGTGGGTATTGCGTCATGGTGGAAAACAGTGATCAGGGAAAGTGTTACCGTGATTGGCTGTTGAAGCACCGGGAGGAATATGCCCTTGGCAGAAAGGAACTCCCCAGCATCAAGGTCAGAACACCCGAAATGGAGAGGTGTGAGCGCTATGAAGCTGGAGACTTTGCTACGAGGTACAGAAAGGAGCAGGTATGTCCAAAGATGAGATCGTGATTGCACTGCGGTGCTGCGGTAATATTGAGTGTATGAAATGCAGATTGCCGAGGAGCGGATTTGACAAAGGCGCTTGCAGACAAATGTATGTTGCCGCCGCTGACCTGATCGAGAACCAGCAGCGGCACGTCGCCGCGCTGATGAAAGCCAATACCGCCCTGCGCGACACCATCCTGCGGCGGGACGCGCAGATCGCGGACATGAGCCAGGGCCTCGCGCAGTTTGCCAAGGCCGTGGCGGAGAAGGAGGAGAAATAGATGGCACGGTATTTCAAAATTATGGAGATCGACGAAGATGCCTTTACGCGCACGACGGGCGATTTCCTCGACTGCAATTCGGTGGTCGCCCCGGTAGCTGGGGACGTTTATGTGGCTGTCGATGATACGGAGGAGGACGAGATCGCTGTCGATCTGGATATGTTCGGGAGGGAGTGGTGAGACCGGTGAAGGATGAGATTTGCCCCTACGGCAGCGACTGCTTTACCTGCCGTCTGCCGGACTGCCGGTGCGCGGAAAGCTGTGCCAGCCGGTACAACCGACTGCCCAGCGAAAAGGTACGGAGCGACGCGGCACGGAAAGCGTACAGAAAAAAGATGCAGAAGGAGGGAAAGCGGGATGGATGAGAAAAAAGCAGCGGCTGTGCTGCGGGACTATCTGGAAAACCGTGAGATGCCGGCGACGGTGTATGCTGCCATCTGTGTGGCCATCGAGCGGCTGGAGGGCGGAACCGATGAAAGCTGACAACTCTGCGAAGCGATACCTCCAGCAGGTCAGGCACTGCGACTTGCGTATCAACGCCAAACTCGAAGAACTGGAGCGTTTGAAAGCTCTGGTTACGAAAATTACACCGTCGCCGAAGCGAGATGCTGTCTCTGGTGGTGGAAATCAGGATAAACTGTCCGAAGCCGTGGCAAAGATCGTTGACCTTGAAGCGGAGATTAACCGGGAGATAGCTTTCTACATAGACGCAAGAAAGAGGGTCACAAAGACGATCGACAAGGTGGATGATGCAAAACTGCAAAGTGTTTTGATCATGCGATATATCCAGTTCAAGACATTTGAGCAAATCGCAGCAGACATGCATTACACATACCGGTGGGTGTGCATGATGCACGGTATGGCGCTCCAGGCGGTTGAAAAAATCATTGGTTCCGAAAAGAGTTCCTTTTAATTCACATTCGAAGTGTGATATAGTTATGATCAAAGAATAATGACTTCCGAAGAAGTGGGACATGGGTTTTGTTTCTCCTACCGTGTCCTGCTTCTTCGTTTTATGTTGAAAGGCGGTGAGATCGTGGCCTTAACAGCAAAACAGCGGCGGTTCTGTGACGAATATCTAATTGATCTGAATGCTACACAGGCCGCAATCAGAGCCGGGTATAGTGAAAAAGCGGCACGTCAGATAGCAATGGAAAACATGACAAAACCGTCTATCAAAGAATATATCGAAAAGCGGATGGCCGAAAAGGAAGCCGCCCTGATTGCAGATCAGGACGAAGTGCTGAAATATCTCACATCTGTTTTGCGTGGTCAGTCACAGTCAGAAGTTGTGGTTGTTGAAGGAGTTGGCGAAGGCTGTTCCGAAGCAAGAGCGATGCAGAAAGCGCCGGATGAAAAAGAAAGGCTGAAGGCTGCGGAGCTTCTGGGCAAGCGTTACGGCCTTTATACGGACAAGGTTGACCAAGTGGTTGACATGGAGCTGAATATCACGGTGGACTATGGTGATGGCGAATGAACATCAGAGTTCAAGCGAATCCATGTTTCAAAGATGTTGACCGCAGCACCAAGCGCTACATTGTGATGAAGGGCAGCGCTGGTTCTGGAAAATCCGTGGACACGGCGCAAAATTACATCCTGCGCCTGATGCGTGACAAGGGCAGAAACCTTGTTTGTATCCGCAAATCTGACATCACAAATCGTGACAGCACCTTTGCGGAACTGACCGGCGCTATCTACCGTATGTTTGGAGATAAAGCGGAACGGTATTGGCAAATCAATATGTCCCCCTTGCAGCTGACGTGCAAAGCCAACGGAAACAAAATTATCTTCCGGGGCATGAATGATGACAAGCAACGCGAAAAGCTGAAGTCTATCACGTTCCAGAAGGGCAAGCTGACAGATGTGTGGTGTGAAGAAGCTACCGAGTTGACACAAGCTGACCTTGAAATCATTGATGACCGTTTGCGCGGTACGCTACCTGATGGCCAATTTTATCAAATCAGACTGACCTTCAATCCGGTGAACAAGAATCACTGGATCAAGAAGGTCTTTTTTGATATCCCGGATGACAACGTTCTGACACATCACAGCACTTATCTGATGAACCGATTTATTGACGATGCCTACAAGGCCCGTATGGAGCGCAGAAAGGCCATTGATCCTGAAGGGTATCAGATATATGGCTTGGGCGAATGGGGAGAAATAGGCGGTTTGATCCTGCACAACTGGGAAGTGAAAGAGGTCAGCCAAAACCTGAATGACTATGATGACATAGCTGTAGGCCAAGACTTCGGTTTCAACCATGCAAATGCCCTGTTGTTGCTTGGCACGAAGGACGATAATATCCACATCCTGTCTGAAATCTATGTCTTTGAAAAGGATACGGCGGAGATCATCCAGCTTGCTTCGAATATCCCGCGTAACAAGCAGATGTGGTGTGATTCAGCAGAGCCGGACAGAATCAAGATGTGGCAGAAGGCTGGATTCCGTGCAAGAGGTGTGGATAAGGGCGGTTCTGCCGGATCAGTCAAGGCACAAATCGACTGGCTGAAGCAGCGGAAGATTTACGTCCATCCGCATTGCGTGAACACCATCAAAGAGCTACAGCAGTGGAAATGGAAAAAAGACGATAGGTCAGGCGAATATCTTGATGAACCTGTCCCGTTCCAGGACGATGCGATGGCAGCGTTGCGGTACGGTGTTGAAGGGTGGCGTAAAGTCAAGAAGTGGCTGACTTGATTATGAATACAAAAAAAGAAAGTGAGTGCCACACAATGACAATCAAAGAAATCCTATACGGCAGCGGCGGTGCGCTGGTGCTTATCATGTCGCTTTTGCAGGTGTCCAAAATCAACATCAATCCGTGGACGGCAATCTTCGGCTGGTTTGGAAAACAACTCAATCACGAAGTGTTGTCAAAGGTTTCCGGCCTTGAAAAGAACATGGCAGCCATGCAGACAGACATCGATACCATCAGGGATGAAGGTCGTGAACGTCACGCCAAAGACTGCCGCGTCCGCATTTTGCGGTTTGCGGATGAAATCTACTTGTCCACAAACCACAGTCAAGAGCATTACAAACAGATCCTTGGTGATATCACCGTATACGAGAAATACTGTGATAACCACGAAGAATTTGAGAACCAGATCGCTGTGTCTGCAATCAGACAGATAAAAGAAGCCTACGACCGGCACATGCGGCAGCACGATTTTTTGCAGTAAAGGGGTGAACGCGATGCCGAAAATCAACATCGAAGTAAGAAACAAAATCGCCGAGAAGACCGATGACATGATCTACGTCTGCAACAACAGCGATTACATTGCGTCTTTCGACTTTGATTCGGAGTGGGACGCTTACAACACAAAAACGGCGCGGTTTTCCCACGATGGGCAGCATGTGGACGTTGTTTTCACCGGCAATCAGTGTAATGTCCCCGTTATCACGAATACATATGCTTTCCATGTCGGCGTTTTTGCCGGTGATTTGCACACGACCACAGCGGCGCGTGTGCCTTGCCGCAAGTCCATCCTTTGCGGCGCTGGTGCTCCTGCCAACCCCACGCCAGACGTGTACGACCAGCTCATGGAGCTTATCAAGGGCCTGGGTGGCGCAGACCCGGATGCCATCGCCAAGGCGGTCGCTGATTATCTGGCAGCACATCCGATTGAGGAAACCGACCCGACCGTCCCTGAGTGGGCAAAGGCTGAGACCAAGCCAACATACACCGCCGCAGAAGTTGGAGCTATCTCACAGTCAGATCTGCAAGCCTCAACGGCCGCGGCGCTTGCTCAGGCTAAATCTTCCGGCGAGTTCGACGGCGCGCCAGGTCCAGCTGGGCCACAAGGCCCTGCCGGTGCTTCCGGCAAGGATGGTGCGGGAATGGACATCACCGGTGCGTCGGCCGGCCAAATCGCCAAGATTGCCGCCGTGGACGCATCCGGCGTGCCCACCGCGTGGAGTCCGGTGGATATGCCGTCAGGCGGGGGCGACCCACGGTGGATTGAGGTGGTTGATATTACGACGGAGGAGCAGACGCGAATGCTGACAATTTCCGTCGACAAAGACGGGCGACCGATATCACAGTACAACGCGCTGGGGATGATCTTCACGATCTTTTTTCCGGCTGATGCAACGCAAACTTCAAATAACGGATCGCCTTGGATTTATCCGTTTCCCAAAACAGGCGATTCCTCTTATCGCCACATTGACGATATCAGTGCGTGGAAAACAATTGACCGCACACGTACTCTTGCGTGGGAGGGCTTGCCGCGCATACGATGGACGTCTGCGGGGAATGGGCAAGCGACCTTTGATACGGACGGCGATCCAGATTTTTTATCGGGTGTGTGCGTGTATTTGAATTCGTCGGGCGATCATATCCCTGTGGGAACTAAAGTACGTATCGCAGTTTTATCAAAGGGGGTAACGATGTGAAAATCTACGAAAATGGTATTTACCGCGACATGACACCAGAAGAAATCGCGGAGCTGGAAAAGCTGGCAACCGAAATGCCCACGCCCGAACCATCGCCCGAAGAGCGCATTGCATCGCTGGAAAAGGCCAACGCCGAGTTGCGCGAGGCAATGGAGGCGTTGCTTACGGGGGTGACGGCATGAGCGAGTTGCGGAAGAAGGTAGTCGCGTACAACGTGGAGGTCAAGGCTGCATTGCAGGCGGTCTACAACGATCTTAACCAAGGCCAGCGCAAAAAACTGCTGCGCAATCCTGCCATTCGCGCAATGTTTGAACGGTACGGCGTGGAGATTGACGCATGATGGGTTGACGCGTAATGTGCCTGACTTTGACACCGAAAGGAGATATACACATGAAAGAAAACACGATCAAGGCCGCGCTGGCGGCGTAAAGTGTGGTGAAACATAATGCTAACAGTGCAGGAAATTAAGAAATTTATCAACAATGATGCTGCCAGCACCAAGAAGCGGCTTGCAAAGGTGGGATTGCGATATTACGAAGGCAATCACGATATTAACAACTATCGGATTTTCTTCTTTGATGCAGACGGAACACTTCAGGAAGATAAAACCAAAAGCAACATCAGGATCAGTCATCCGTTCTTCAAGCTGCTGACGGATCAGCAAGCACAGTATATGCTTTCCGCCAAGGACGGCTTTGTGAAGTCGGACATCCCGGAGCTTCAGACGGAGCTTGACGCATATTTCAACGAGAATGAATCCTTCGCCGCAGAACTGTATGAATTGCTTGTAGGCTGCATTTCCAAAGGCTTTGAGTATATGTACGCCTATAAGGATGAAAACGATAGGACGGCGTTCCAAACGGCTGACAGTATCGGCGTTGTGGAAGTCCGGGAGAAGGAAACCGATGACGGCTGTGCATATGTGATCTTCTGGTACATTGAGCGCATCGGCAAGGACAATAAGAAAATCAAGCGTATTCAGGTTTGGGATAAGTCCCAGACCGCATTTTATTGTCAAGAAGATGACGGGCAGATAGAGCTTGACAAGTCCGTTGAAATCAATCCAAGGCCGCATATTATCTATAAGAAGGATGGTGACACAAGCACCTATTACGATGATTACGGCATGATCCCGTTCTTCCGGCTGGACAATGGCAAAAAGCAGGTCAGCGGCGTGAAGCCCATCAAAGATTTGATTGATGACTATGACCTGATGAACGCAGGTCTTTCCAACAACATTCAGGACACCAATGAAGCGCTGTATGTGGTCAGAGGTTTTCAGGGGGACAATCTGGATGAATTGATGGTAAACATCAAGAACAAAAAGCACATCGGCGTTGACGAAGAAGGCGGCGTTGACATCAAGACTGTGGACATCCCGGTTGAAGCCCGGAAAACCAAGATGGAGGTGGACGAAAAGAACATCTTCCGCTTTGGAATGGGCGTGAATACGGAAGCCCTGAAGGACACCAGCGCCACCACAAGCATTGCTATCAAGTCTGCCTATGCAAACCTTGACCTGAAGTGTGACGGCCTTCTGCCGAGCCTGAAGCAGTTCATGAGGAAACTGCTGAAGCTGGTGTTGAAGGAGATCAACGACACGCAAGGAACAGACTATGAGCAGAAGGACATCTATTTCACATTTGACCGCGAGATCATCACCAATGCACAGGAAAACGCCACAATAGACTTGACCAAGGCGCAGGAGCAACAAGCGCGGATGACAACCATTCTGAACGCTTCTGCACAGCTTGGGGATGAATTGACCAAGCAGCTCATCTGCGAAGCGCTGGGACTGGACTACGATGACATCAAGGATAAGTTGCCCGCACCTGAAGATGATCCGACAGCGGCAGCACAGGCGCGCTTGGCGGTGTTGTGCCGGAAGGTGATGTGATGTGAACAGATGGGAAATCGAGGTACAGAAGTCCTTGCTTGACAGCGAGGAAGCAGCACTGAAGGAACTTGAAAAGCAGTATGCAAAGTCCCTGAAGGACATCAACGAAAAAGTCAAGGGTTTTCAAGCTGATATTGACCTGCTGGATCAGGCGCTTTCGCAGGACGGTCTGGACGAAACCACAAGGGCGATGCTGCAATCGCAGAAGCGGTCAAAGATTTATCAGCAGAACTATCAAAAGGCGCTTCAGGGACAGGTCAGCGGCATCTTGGACAAGATGCACGGTGACAATTACGCCACCATTGACAAGTACCTGAACGGATGCTATGAAACCGGCTATATTGGCACTATGTACAGCATAGCCGGTCAGGGCGTCCCGCTGGTCGTGCCCATCAATCAGGCAGCGGCTGTGAAGGCGGTGTTGACTGATTCAAAGGTCAGCAACGGCCTGTATGTTGCGCTGGGCGTGAATGTCAAGAAGCTGAAGAAGTCCATTGCACAGGAGATCAGCAGGGGTATTGCTTCCGGCCTGCCATATTCCGACATTGCCCGGAACATCAGCAGCGTGTCCAAAGCGCCGCTCTGGAGAACGAAGACCATCGCCCGAACAGAAGGCCACCGCATACAGCAAACATCTTCGCGGGATGCGCAGTATGCGGCAAAGAAGAAGGGAGCTGACGTGCTGAAACAGTGGGATGCAGCGCTTGACGGAAGGACAAGAGATTCCCATGCAAGAGTTGACGGCGAGATCAGAGAGCTTGACGAAAAGTTTTCCAACGGTCTGATGTTTCCCGGCGATCCTTCCGGTGGCGCTGCCGAAGTGGTCAACTGCCGCTGTGTTGCGTTGACACGGGCGCGGTGGGCGCTGGATGATGCAGAGCTTCAGACGCTGAAGGAACGTGCTGAATACTTCGGGCTTGATAAGATAAAGAACTTTGAGGAATTCAAGCAGAAGTATTTGAAATCTGCCAAGACTATTGAAAAAATCGAAAATAGTGGTAAAATACTTATATCGGATGCCAAGCTATTGGGATACGCTTTGAACTATTCTGTTGCCCCAGACAAAGCACGAGCATTCGAAGATGCACTTGGCTATACAGTGGAAAATGCCGCCCTTCTTAAACAGAACATTATGAGTCACATTGACGAAGATAGGTTTGTTGAGAAGGGTGACAACGGATACGGAATGCGCTATGAGTTTATCATGGAGTTGACCGGCCCAAACGGAAAGAAAGCAAACGTATTGACAGCGTGGATTCAAGACGGCGAAAAGAAACGACTTGTTAGCGTTTATGTTACGAAAAGGAAGGTGACGGAATGAAAATCGAACAATACGATAGAGTTCTGTTGACTGATGGGAACCAAGCGACAGTTGTTGAAATATTCGATGACGGAAAGCTGTTTCTTGCTGATATCGATAAAGACGGCGACACATATACCGAAGAAGTTAAGCCTGAAGATATTAAAAAAGTTTTATAAAAGCATCGTGCATCCGTACGGTGCTTTTTCTATGCACAGTTGCAAGTTGTTGCGCTTTTTGCAACGGCTTGAAAGTTACCAGCAAGTAAATAATCCATGTGTTTTCAATGCGTTACGGCTGTTTTGCAACCAAGCGCAAGCAAATAATCAAGAAAAAGCAGTTGTTCGGAAATTCCGAATAGCTGCTTTTCTATATTCAAGAAAGGTGGTAAAAACATGAAAATTTCCAACAAGGTATACGACATCCTGAAATGGCTGGTCATGATCGCACTGCCCGCGCTGAGCGCGTGCTACGTGGCGCTGGCACCGGTCTGGGGCTGGCCCTATGCCGAGCAGGTGGCGATGACCATCTCCGCCGTGACGGCGCTGCTGGGCGCCCTGCTGGGCATCAGTACGGCCAGTTACAACAGGGGTGTGCCGGTCGAGACGGAAGGCATGGTGGATGATAATGAGAATCATTGAGACTACTTACCGTTGGGGCGGTACGCTGGTCAAGCGCCAGTCCACGACCAGGATCATCCTGCACCACGCCGCCGCCAAGACCTGCACAGCCCAGCAGATCCACAGCTGGCACCTGGCCAATGGCTGGGCGGGCATCGGCTACCACTTTTTTGTCCGGAAGGACGGCTCCATCTACCGCGGCAGGCCGGAGGACGTGCTGGGTGCCCATGCGGGTAGCAACAACTACGACAGCATCGGTGTGTGCTTCGAGGGCAATTTCATGTCGGAGCAGATGCCGGCGGTCCAGCGGCAGGCAGGCGCGGAGCTGGTGGCGTATCTCAAGCAGAAGTACGGCATCAGCAAAGTGCAGAAGCACAGCGATGTCAACGCCACGGGGTGTCCGGGGACCCACTTCCCGTTTGACGCCATCGCTTACGGCGGGGAGCCGGAATCCGACGTGCAGGCCGTGGAGCTTAACATGAAGGTGCGCGTGCTGCGTCGCGGTATGGATGGCGCGGACGTGAAGACGTTGCAGGCGGCCCTAATTGCCTATGGCTTTTCCTGCGGAAGCGCAGGAGCGGACGGCGATTTTGGTACAGGAACGGAGTCCGCTTTGAAGAAGTTCCAGACCGCCTATAATCTTGGCGCGGACGGCATCGCAGGCCGAGGCACTTGGGGCAAACTGCTGGGGGTATAGGCAACGTCAATTAGTTTTTATTGCCCGTGGACAGGGGCTTTATCTGTTCGCAAATTTTCCGGTGCACTCCCGGATTTAACAAAGTGCTTGTCTGTGGACGACACCACGATTAAAAACAGCGGCAAAGGAAGGAAAAACAATGGAATTTCTGAAAGCGATTTTGGGTGAAGAACTCTATGCGCAGTTCGTGGAAAAGCTGAACGCCTATAACGGCGACGAAGCCAACAAGGATAAGCAGGTCAAGCTTGCCAACCTTGGCGGCGGCGAGTACGTAGGAAAGGGCAAGTATGACGCGCTGCAGGCGATGCTTGATGGCAAGGAGACCGAGTTGAACACGGCCAACGGTCTGATTTCCGAACTGAAGAAGGGCACCAAGGGCAACGAGGAACTTCAGGGCAAGATCACCGGCTATGAAACGCAGGTGTCCCAGCTTCAGGCAGAGCTTGAGAAGACCAAACTGGAAAACGCCATTCAGCTGGCCTTGCGTGACGCGAAGGCGGTCGATCCTGACTATCTGGCATTCAAGCTGCGCGAGAAGTACAGCGCCGACGAACTGAAACTGGACGAGAACGGCAAGGTCAAGGGCATGGATGACAAGCTGGCCGGGCTGAAAACGCAGTTCCCGAATCAGTTTGAAGGTGCTGGCGGCAAGAAGGTGTTTGAAAACAAGCTGCCCGCTGGCGCTGGCGGCACTGGCGGCGGTTCTGAACCCAAGTCCCTTGAAGATGCGCTGAGACTGGCCTATGAGCCGAAAAACGAATAATCAAGAAATGAGGTAAATTATTATGGCTATGACCCTTGCTGAAATGAAGGTCGGTATGTCCGACAAGGTTTCCCAGCAGATCGTGGATATCTTTCTGCGTGAATCCGAGATCCTTCAGCTGCTTCCCTTCGATAACTGCGTTTCCCCGCAGGGCGGCAGCACGCTGACCTATTCCTACATCCAGAAGAAGCTCCCCGCTGTGGCGGCTTTCCGTGCTCTGAACGCGGAGTACACCGCGAACCAGGCGACCGTGGAGAAGAAGACCGCCGACCTGAAGATCTTCGGCGGTAAGTTCCAGATCGACCGTGTGCTGAAGGCTGCGGAAGGCCCGTACAACAACATGGCCTATCAGATCCGCGAAAAGGTGCTGGCAGCTATCAGCCTGTTCCATTACACGATGATCAACGGCAATGCGACCACCGCCACCACCGAGTTCGACGGCCTGGACAAGACGCTGGCCGGCACTTCCACTGAGTACAACACCGGAACCGGCTCCGCCATCGACATCAGCACCATGACCAACCTGAAGGCCAACGCAGATCAGCTCTATGAGCAGATCCAGCCGCTCATCAAGAACACGAACGCCGACGCCCTGCTGATGAACAGCGCCATGATCGCCAAGATCCAGACCATGGCGCGACTGCTGGGCTACAAGACCGAGAGCGAGGAAGCTTTTGGCCGCAAGGTCACTTCCATGGACGGTGTGCGGTTCATGGATCTGGGCAAGCACTACACCGTATCCGAAACCACCGTCACCGGCAACGACTGTGTGAAGGCCGGTATCAGCCGGAACATTGGTGCCTCCAATGCCGCCGTCACCGGCCTGACCGACATCTACGCGGTCAAGTTCGATATCAATGACGGCTTCCACGCCGCGTCCCTGACCGGCAATAGTGCCATCCGTCAGTACCTGCCCGACTTCAACGCGCCCGGCGCCGTGAAGGATGGCGAGGTCGAAATGGTTGCTGCAACCGTGCTGAAGAACACCGCCCACGCGGGTGTTCTCCGCAACATCAAGATCGCGTAAGAAAGGAATGAACAAAATGGCTGCGAAGAAAGCAAAGAAAGTCACCGGCTATGAGATCAAGGTCGTTACCAATCCCGGCTTCTGTGGCATCGACGCTGGCGGTGTCCAGTTCTCCTACGGTAAGGCGCAGATCACGGAAGGTCGTATGGTCGAGTGGTTCCGGGAGCACGACGGCTATGAAGTGACCGAGATCACGGAGGACGATTCCGCCGATTCCGACGACCCCATGGATCCCGGCAACCCGGACAACTAAGGGGTGCGCCCATGATCATGACCGTTGCCGAACTGCGGCAGTTTGTGACAACGGATGAAGAGGATCAAGCGCTTGAAGCAAGACTTCAGGCGCTTGAACTCCTTGTTCGTGCGTACACCAACAATAACTTCCAGAAACGGGCATTTCGTGCTGTGGCGGTTGCTATGGCAGATCATAAACTGTTGATCCAGAGCGCCAATCCGTTCAAGACCGGGGACACGCTGCAAATCACGGAATCCGAGCTGAACGCCGGCCTTGTCACCGTCAGTGCTTCCAGCAATGATGCGATCACGGTCAAAGAAAGTCTGTATGATGAAGGCGGCGTTGTCATTACAAAGGTTGTCTACCCTGCGGATGTCAAGCTGGGCGTGGCAAATATGCTGAAATGGCAGCTTGAGAACGGTGACAAGGTTGGCGTGTCCTCTGAGACGATCTCCCGCCACTCTGTGACGTATTTCAACATGGACGGGGATAATTCCACTATGGGATTCCCAAAGGCTGTGTTGGGCTTCCTGCGGCCTTATATGAAGGCGCGGTTTGGACAGGGGCTGAGAGTATGAAAGGCATTGGCGGCAATACCACAGCAACGATTCAGGTCTATACTTCCACCAAGAATGAAATTGGCGAGAATGAAAAGACTTGGGCAAATGCACAGACGCTTAAAGGCTGGCGTGATCTTTCTGCCGGTGATTCCCGGCACACCACCTACAACGCCAAAATCCAGGAATCAACACACGTCTTTGTGGCTGACTATGTGCCGCTTGACAGCCGGATCACTGCTGAAAACAGCAGAATGGTCATTGCCGGAAAGCGCTACGAAGTAACGCTGATCGACAATCCTATGGAGATGGGCAGCGGATCACAGCTCGAAATCTACCTGAAGTACACAGGGGGCCAGTGACAATGGCGGACATTGAATTTACTGATAATCATGTGCAGGTAAATAGGGCCATTGACGATGCAGTGGGTGCATTTCTGATGGAAGCATCTGCTGAACTTGTGTCGGCCACGGCGCGAAATACGCCTGTTGACCAAGGCCAGCTAAAAGGTTCGTGGGCGGCAAACGTTGACGAATCCAAGGGTGAAGCTGTTGTTGGAAGTCCGCTTGAAAACGCTGTCTGGACGGAACTGGGAACCGGCGAATGGGCGCTGAAGCGCAATGGCCGTATCGGCGCATGGTACGTCCCTGTTGAAAAGGTCACAGGCAGCAAAAAGCCGACATTCAACGGGAAGGTCGTCATTGTGTACGGTAAAAACGGTCAGCAGTTCTACAAAACGAACGGCAAAAAGCCGGTTCGGATGCTCCAAACGGCGTTTGACCAGAACAAAGGTAAAATCATCCGAAGGGCTGAACAAATCTTCAAAGCGAGGTTTGGTGACTAATGTCTAAAAATCTTCTGAAAGTAGTGTCAGACGGCAT